GTGTAAAACAATCAAAAACAATATTATCTGGATTAGATCAAATCAACAAATTAGTTATAATCCTCATATTCACTAATTACTTCATAGATTAATTCAGATTCAACGGGCATTGGAGGTATGTAAACGTTATCATCATACTTGTTAAGACTATCATCTAACTCATTGATTATTCCAAAAATAGGATCTATTAGCCAATTATCACTAACATCATCGATTATGCAATCTTTTAAAATAGATAACACTACAACAAGTAATGCTCTTTGTCTCTCATTGACGGCGTTGAATAATCTTTTGATGGACATAAGGATGTTGTGATACAAATTTTGGGAGATATGATGATTACCTGATACAATTTCTTCTACATGATCACCAAACAAAGCTTTTAATTCACTTTTTATTATCTTGTCTTTAAGATTGCCAGAAAATCCAGGTAAAACAGATGTTCTCATTTTCCTAGAACTTGTTACTTGCTTTATTTTTACATCTTTTTGTTTCCTCATGCTAATTGTAAATTGTGACCAAAACTTGTTTTTTTGAACCAATTCAGATTTTCTAAAAAAATGTTTCTTATATCTTTCAGGATTTGGAATACCATTTTCTTTCAACACTTTTATCTGGTATTCATAAGCTGCTTCATCAGATTCAAAGGACATTAAAAGTTCTTCATTGACTTTTTTATCTTTGCTTTTCCTTGCAATTTTCTTTTCTTCTGATATTTTTTTACTATCTTCACTTTCCTTTTCCTCTTCCTCATCACTATCGTTATTATCTTTAACTATTTCAATGTTTTTAGAAACTTTCTTTGTTTGTTTCCCAAATTTATAATCCAACAATGATTTTTCAGGAATTAAAGACCCTGGGTAAATGGACACGTGCCATAAAATTCCAAACTTATCCTCTTCTTCAGTATATGAACCATAACCTAACCAAGGAATATATCTAGGTGATTCTAGGCTATAGATACTTAATGTGCTATAATCAGTCATTAGTGTTTGTTCTTGCATGTATCTTAAGCTGTATTCATCTACAATGTTGAAACTTTCTTCATCATTATCATCATCCCAGCTTCTTTCATTGAAGTTTTCTGGATCTTCCCCTCCAGTTATTGCATCAAAGCTGTCATCAAATTCATCTTCATCAGAGAAAAAGTAATTTCTCTCTTTCAATGATTTTAGATCTACTTTAGTTTCTATATACTCTATATCATTTTTAAATTTTTTAACTTTTTTGTTTAATTTCTCTATTAATGGTTGTATAGATTTTTTTACAACTAAAATTTGCCTTAAATTGAAAATTTCCAAAAACCTTTTTTGTTTTTTTAAATGATTAATACAAGCAAAAATGAACATTGCTTGATTTGGAAGTTTGTTCTTATTTGGTTTAAATAAAGCACAATAAATATTATCTTTACGATTTTCCCAGAAAATTCCTGGATTATCATTTTGTGCTCTTAAGAAAAGTTTTGTCAAATAGTTGGCCATATCTTCAGGATTTACATTACACTCAGAAAATAAAGCTAATTTTTTACAAATTTGATGTTTTGATTCCTTTAGTTTTTCACCTCCTTTTATTTTTGGGAATTCTTCGATTGCTAATAAGGCTGATTTCATCATGGTGTAAAAGAAATCTAAAACTACATTAATATTCAATTTATTAACATCTTGGTATGATAAACTTGAAAACACAACTTTTAAAAGAGTTATTGCTGAAGCTGATGACTGAATTCCCAATTTGTCAATAATTTTGTTAAGTATAACTGAATCTGATTCAGAGATTTGGTCTCTCCTTAACATATTATCTATAACATTTTTCTCCCTAAAAGTTAATCTAGCAAAACTACATTTATCCACCAAATCTAGGACTGGTATGTCTTTATAGGATTGGGTTTCAAGTAAAGCTTGTCTTGATACCAAAGGATTAACATTTGATCTATATCTAAGTTTCCCCAAGGAATCACCTATCATTAAGGCTTTAGTTAAAGATCTATCTGATCCTAACAATCCTTCTCTTTCATATTTATCTTTAAAAGACATAGCACTCAAATGACCCTCATCTAACATAACTGTTTTATATAATTTGGACGATAATATATTTCTTGATAGTAAATCTTGATCAATTTTTAGATTTTCTTCAAATAATGATTCTTTTAAATCGGATAAATTATGTTTTTCATAAAATTCTGGATTGATATCATAATTCTGATAAATTTCAAAATCCACTGGATCACCATTAAAGGTAAATCCTTTTTCTGTCTTTATAACAACTTTAGATTGGGCCTGAATAAAATGGACAATACTACTTTTAAGCATCATACCTTTATATCCTGGGCCAACTATTATTGGTTGATTTAAATCACTGAATGCAATTTTATAATCTGCAGTATCATTGATACTATAAACTGGTGTCAAATCTATTATCCCTCTTGTATTAACGAAATTTTTAAAAAGAAACCAAACTTGATCTATATATTCTTCTGATGATATTTCAAATGACATTAATATACCCTCGTCACCTCTTGAGAGGGAGATATTTCCAAACATAGTATGTAGTGTGAATTCACTTTGACCGTACCAAACATTAAAAGATCTATATTGTTTTGTTTGATAGGTAGCAAAGGGTAAGTTAGTGTGAAATTTTTCAAATTGTTGTAGGTTAATCATTTTTAAAATTTCATCAACCATATTTGACATTTCGTTTTTATGTTCACATTTAGGACATTTGGCATTATCTTTTATTTTAGCTATCATTTTTGCTGTTAATTTTTCAGTGTTTAACAAAATTTTTAGCAGAAGATAATAATGTTTTAAACTGTCGTAATTAAAATTCCAAAGTTTGAATTGATCTATTGTGAAATACTGTGGCTTTTTTGAGGAAACATAATATCTTCTAGTTGAATAAAAGTTCATATATGTCCAAAATCTTTCTATGGTATCCACAGAAATACCGGAAGGTAAAAAGCAGTAAGAACTTCTGACTTTTTCTAAATCTTTACTACTTAATTTCATTAAGAAATCCAAAACATCATATTTATCACTTTTAGGTAAATGATTTTGTACCCAATTAGTTAAAGTTTCCATTTTGATATGATCATCAAACATAAACTTTAAGTCATGCTTACTATTAAAGGCCATCAATTCATTTATAGTTTGGAAACTTAGTCCTAACCCGATGTTTTGGAAAGTGCTATAGTTGATAGGTTTGCAAGTTTTATTGCTTCTTATTGTCATATCAGACATTTTAATATTTATACCTTCAGCTGCAGTCATGTAATTGTGGAAATTAGATTTCGGATAGTCCACAAGTTCGGATTGAACACTGAGAGACTTTAAAACAGAATAATATCTAGTAAATCTTTTTAAAGTACACTGTTTGTCTTCTCCTTTAATCATGTAAGTTGTACTAAAAAGTGTCATTACATAAATTTGACACATATCCACACCAGACAAAGAGTAAACATAATCACTATTATTCAGTTGAGAATAATGCTGTAATTTCTTCCCTAATGTTCTTTTAGGATGACATGCTGATATTAATTTGATTTTTTCTTGATTTTCAAGATCCAGGTCAAGCACAAATGAGTGTCTTTTATAATAAGGTATTTTATAATTGACTTGGGTTCCTTTCCCTGGGAAATAATCACCACATAAAGCAATATATGTTTTAATCCTAAAAGCCCTTTCTCTATCATCTTCAATGTAATCCAACATTATCTCTTGTGAGTCTGCTCCTAATAAAATTAAATGTATGGGATGCATGTTAAATACACCTCCAAAAGCTAATGGAATCTTTGAAAGGTTTTTGTTCCTTGGAAGGTGATAAAATTTCCTTATCATTTCAGACATACTCAACATTGTTAGATAACATTGACTCATACTAGCACCATTAGAAAACAATTCTACTATTTTAGAGACTATTGTAGAGATATCATCCACCCAACCTTTGCCTTTAGGTTCAAAAGAGACATTCCCTAAGAATTTATGAGTCATAGGTATTAACCTCTTCTTAGCATACATAATTGAGATAATTTCAAAAAAATGTTTTGATAATGAGGATTTCTTTTTTGACAATAAATGGTTACAAAATTTCTGATATATCTCATATTGTAAAAAAACTAATAAATTCTTTTCATAACTTTGAGAAAGTAGAACTCCACCACTATCATCACTGTGTGCAATTAAATTGAAATGGACATTTTGTTTTTGAGCTATCCTCTCATTAAAATACAACTGACTAAAAGCGTGCAGTAAACTAGACAGATAATTGAAAATACCCATCATAAAACTATAAGGCATAGTTATTTCATAATCACCATCTTCTCTTTTTTCTAGCAAGTCAAATAAATCTTTTGTATTCGAGTTGTTTTTCAATATCTCACAATATCTAGACTGTATTCTGACTTTTTTCTTAAACATCAAATACCAAACTTGTAAGAAATAATCAACAAATTCTTTTGGTAATAAATTTTGCATACCTAATATAAAGTAGTAATACTTCCATAGATTGGATCTTGGGGCCCACTTTCTACAATCTAAAGTACAATAAGTTTTTGCTTCTTCACCACTTTCAAATTCGAACACCTGACTGTGTATAAATTTAGGTCTCACATGGCTCTTCTTGTGAATTAATTCATTTGGAGTCCAATTACAAAGTATTTTAAAGAATCTTTCTAGGGGTTGTTGCAATATTTTAGTTTTTTCAGACATGACATAAATCTCTCTAGAACCTTTCCATTGATTTTTATCTTTGATGTCAAATTCCAAACTTATAGTTTTCATAGATTCTATCTTCTCCTGAAATGTTATCTCCCCCTCATCAAAGGCTCTTCTAAAATCCTTATTATTAGCAGGCAAGTTTTTTACAAAATTAATTACTTCATCTTGAACTTTGTCGTTGGAAAATAACACATCATGTCCTTTCTTTCCCCAAAACTCACCCTTGTTGCTTCTCATTCCTTTGCTGGTACTAATATCTGTATAGGATGACTGCAATATTTTTGTGAAGTCATGAGCTAATGTTTCTTTGCCTACTAATCTCTTTAAATAATTACCAGCGAATTTCCCTATACAGAATACAAGCTTAGGGTCAAATTTAAAATCATCATTAAAAGCTTTATCTATATAATCATCATCATTGCAATCTATAGAAGACTGTTCTAAAATTGTCAACGGATCTTTGCTGTAGTTTTTGAGGAAATACTTATGGGTTTCAAGGACTGATTTTAAATTTTTAAGGTGCTCGTTTGTTCTGTCAAAGGGAGCCATAGTCATAAATAATGTTTCATCAAATTTTTCTGCGCATAAGTCAAAATTTTCAAATTTATGATCTGTAAATATATCAAATATTTTCAGATCCTTAGCATTTTCATAAATTTGAATGTATTTTTTGGAAAATAATCTCTGCATTAAATAAAAATAAGGATCATAATCGTGATCAACCATACTTTCCACTAGCTCCAAGACACTTGTGTGTGTAGATAAACTATTTAAATATAAGTATCTGAATGAACCGAACCAAATCTCAAGTTTCCTCCTTTGTGAAAACATATTTAAAACTTTACATGAAACAAATTTTAGGTAAATTTCATAACTTAAATCACTCTCAAGTTGAGAAGATAGGAAATAATTTGAGAAAGAAAAATAAAGTTCAGCTCCCTTTTTTGCCATTGGGAAGAAAAAAGTCTGCCAAGGAAAAACACAAAATAATTTGCCATCATGAGACTCAACTATCCTAGAATATGATGAACAATAAAGCCATTTCAAATCCTCAGATATTGGAAATATTAAACTAAATAATCTTGTTTTTTTGGTAGACAATATTTTCTTGCCTCCTTTAACTATTAACAAGCAATTTTTATAACCTAAATTATCATACATGAAATCTTCCTTATTCAATTTTATGTTAGAATAATATAAAAGTGAATAACAAACTCTTGAAATGAACATTAAATTATGCATCAGATTAGTTTTTAATAACTTCTCTTTTGACTCTTCTATTAATTGCAACATTTCATTACAAATTTTGGAAAATTTCCCACCAGCTACATCAGTATTACTGTGTATGTCATCCACAACACTATCCAATCTCTCTGTAAATAAAAACTCTAGGAAATTATCAAATTTGCTTTTTAGTTCATTTACATCAAATTCTTCACAGATTTTAATTTTACCTTTTACCTGATTAAAATGCTCCATCTCTTCATTCCACTTAGTTTTATAAATGCTTCTTGGTATTGTTACTCTATTTCTATATTTGGTTCTAGTGGGCTCATCGATGTCCTCATTCATTTTCTTTTTTATGTTTGAGTGGATTTGCAATAAGCTCATTAATTCTTCACTAGGTTCAACATTAAACTCTATTAGAACTTTTATCCAAGTTTCTTTTTTGTAAATATTTTTCAATCTTCTAGCAAGCTTATGGTCCCCGTTTAAAAAATTTAATATATTCCTAAAGGCCTTATTCTGCTCACTCATCAATTCATTCAATTTGTCATAATCCATTTTCCTATCTACTATCATGTCAACACTTTTGACTTCTTTGATTCTAGATAATATCATATCTGTAATAGGCTTTCTTGTTTTTATCTTTATCTCAGAGTATTTTCCCAACTCAAACCCTTCACCAACTGGGAAAATAAATGGATTTTTATTATAAATTATAACATTTTCAGTTTTTGTCCTTAATTGAATCAATTTTTCATTATAATCTTCTTCAATTTTTAGAATCTGGTCTTCTAAAGAACTGTTAGACAAGAGTTGATGTTTTGATAAATCATCGTTATTCACAGATCTCATCAATCTTCTAAAAAATGTGTTCTCGTACACTTCAGTTTCAAAAGTTTCCTCTGTATATATTTCTCTTTCATCATTAATTTCTAAGTCTGCTGCTCCATAAATTTCAAAGGGATTATCACTGTCATCAAATATGCCATAAGTTTCAACATATTTCATGACTTCCATAGATAAATTTTGTATTAAAGTTAATAAAACATTTTTTGTCACACCATCCATTCTACTATCTATGTAAACGGTGTTGACTCGAACATTAACAATAATTTTAAACTTTGATTTGTATTTAACATTTTTCAAATCTCTTTCCAATTGATAAGAATTTCTTTTTATTCTATTAAAAATATTTTGTGATCTTTGTCTTTTGATGCCTACATTTTGCACTGTTTTTTGAAACTTCATGTCTAGATTATCAAAGGATTTAGGTTGCTTAAAAAGGACATTTGTAGAAACTTCCTCATTCATTAAAAGCTCAGGTAATAATTCTGATATGTTATATTCTAAGGAGTTTAAGTTTTCATGTAAGGCATTTAATTCAGAACCTGGATCCACAAAAAATTCTATATCTAATAAGTCTGATATTTGAATAATGTCATTTAAAGCATTGGAATCCACATTGCTAAGAACCAAAGAAGGATAAAAGCTATATACCTCTTCTTCTCTCATCTTCAGGATAGACATTTCATAATCATATTTGGTCCAAGATTTTTTGTTTTTTATAGCGGATTCTATGTTTTTTACCACTGTAAATTCTACCAAAACCCATTTATTCCCAAATTTTTGAAAGAAATCAGGTGTCTTATTTGATTCAATGCCAAATTCACTGAATGGTCGTTCCTCAGTGGAAGGGAACCCCAATAATTCCAGAAACTTAGTTTTGAAACAGTTATGCCTTAGTTTGTAATATGTCTTAGAGTCTTGGTTTGTCAATTTAAAGTTTTGCTCTTTTATTTTCAATCTGCTGTCTACATATTTGTAAAGATCTGTTAAAGTGACATCTTCATTAAGGCAAGCTGTCGGGTTCGATTTGATTACAGTCATAATCGATTCTCTTTTATTGTTTCTT